AGCAAAGGAGAAAGCCAAGACCTCAACCTATTGGGATAACTGGTGGAAAGTATACGGGCTTGGTGAGGTCGGTTCAGTCCAAGGTACTATCTTCTCTAATTGGCAACAAATTGACACCATCCCGAATGATGCAAGATTATTAGGCATAGGTTTAGACTTTGGATATTCAGTTGACCCAACGGCTTGTATTGGCATTTATAAGTACAATGATTCGTTTATCCTGCATGAGTTAATATACCAAAAAGAACTAAGCAATAAGAATATTTTTGATCTAATAAGAAATGAACCAACAATGGTCATTTGTGATAGTGCAGAACCTAAGTCAATCGCAGAACTACAAAGCTACGGGTTAAGATGCTCAGGGGCTTTAAAAGGCAAGGATTCAATATTACATGGCATACAGTTGATTCAGCAACAAAGTCTATTAGTAACTAAGCATTCAACTAATCTAATCAAAGAACTGAGAGGTTATGTTTGGGCAACTGATAGGAACAACCAACCAACGGGCAACCCTATTGACATAAACAACCACTTAATGGATGCCATGCGATACGGATTCACACACATAATACAACAGCCAGGACTTGGCACATACCGAATAAGATGATAACAATAAAAAAATATCAAGAAATATACAACGCCATTAAGTTAGGTGGTGACGATGAAATAAGAACGGCATACAATGCGATGTCGGTTTTAACGGGTAAACCTATTTCAGAATACAAACGAATGAAATGGATGGACTTTGTCAAGGAACAAGAAGGTTTAGAGATTCCTAATATTAGTTCATTCCCTGATGCGTGGGTAACTGAGTTTGAGGTTAAGGGGGAAACATTCTTTGTGAATCAATATGTGACCGATTGGAATACGGAACAATTTATTTCCATGTCATCCTTAACAAAGGAGAAAGAAGCTATCGTAGACAACCTACATTTAATTTTAGCGACCTTATGTTATAAAGACAAAGACGAGGACGTTCAGATGACTGAGTTTAATCGGAGGGCTGAATTATTCAGAGAGCATTTAGACGTTGATGTCGCTTATCCGATAGGGTTTTTTTTTGCACTTCTTTTAGTAAAATTATCGGAGACTATCCCGTCTTATTCAACAAAGAAAAGGAAACCGAAGACGAAGAAACCGAGTCGGATTGGTTCTCTAATAAGTGGAGTTGGTATGCTACAATCGATAAACTCTTTGCTAAAGAGGATAGGTCTCAGTTTGGCTTCTACTTTAAAATGAATGCTTACGACTTCCTTAACCATCTATGTTATTTAAAAGATAAATCCGATAACCAACCAAAGAAATGACACTAAGCGACGAAATATTAGACAAGTGTGCAGATGTCCTACTTGAATGGGGCAACGCAAACGCTGACCAAATGAGAGTCTTGTTAAGGCAAAGACTAAAGGCTAAAGGGACTGAATCAAACCTTGCGCAAAGTATAGTCCTTAAGAATCCAATTATTAAAGGTGGAGTGGTTAATTTGACTTTAGACCTTAATGACTATTGGATGTTTGTGGACTTAGGTGTTAAGGGTTTAGTCAATAAGTCGGCAGTCGGCATCCCAACAAAGACCTACACAAACAAAGACTATCCTAACGGATTCAGCTTTAAAAACATGGCAACCCCTCCACAAATGATTAGTAACTTACAAGACTACATTGCAAGAAAAGGTATTCAAGCCAGAGTAAGCAAGAATGAAAGTGGGGCGCAAGTAATTGAAACAAGTTTCCAAATGGCTCAATCAATGGCCGATGCTATCAAGATGAAAGGTATTGACGGAACAAGGTTCTATTCAGATACTTTTAACGATGAATCATACAATCAATTAACAAACGAACTTTCAAAGGTTATAGGTCAAGAGGTAGAGTTTAGATTGATAACCGAATTTAAAAAGTAAGGTATTTTTACCCTCAATTAATATATTGTAAGTAATGGCAGTTACATTTATCCAACAACCTGACCTTTTTGTTAGTGGATTCGATCCAATTATCTATTTAGCTTCAAGTTCACAAACTACACAAGTAAACTTTAGATACCGAATCCAAGTCTTAGATGCTTCTGCTAATGTCATCACTGAATTAAGGAAGCCACCATACTACGCAGATGGAACGGTAGACCTTGATGCACATAGAATCATTGAAAACTATTTGAGTTATGACATGACCAACTTAATAGCAGGTTCAGTCGGTTTCAAAACGGGTGTAAATGTCTACAAGAAGTTTAAGATAAACATCAGAGAGGAATACGGAACTGTTATTAGTGGTTATGCAAGTGCAGAGAGTACATACATTTACGCTATCAATTCGGCTCAAACGTATTTAAAACAAATCAATAGTCCGATAGACGACTTAGTTTATAAGGGAGTCCCTGCGACTTTTGGAACATTCTTAACCAACCAACCAAGTACAATAGACATAAGAACTGGAGACAGTTATGAATTAGGATTCTTGAATTATGCGACCAACGGAACTGACCACATGAGAGTCAAGACCTACGACTTAGCAGGAACGCTTTTAAAAAGTTCTACCTTTGCTAATACTTGGGTAGCTGATACTACGGATAAAGAACACTTCTTATCAGTCTTAGTAGGTGCTAACAATCTAAATTCATGGACGGTTGCGAGTGGTTCGGCTCAACCTATGATAGCTGATTCGGTTGCTAAGTATGAAATCAGTTTTGAAAACAATACAAATACTTTAGTTTCAAACACCTTAACATTCAGAATAGACCGAGAATGCACACGAGACGGAAATTATAATAGATTGTTTTGGCTCAATCCTTTGGGTCGAATGGATGCGTTTAACTTTACCCAAATAGCTGATGACAATATAAGTGTACAAAGTTCTAACTATAATCGTTTACAAGGGACAAGAACAAGCTCAGGGATAACATACAACACTTACTCACACGAAAGGAGTAACTTTTTTAATTCAAGTAAACAAAAATACACTTTAAACTCAGGGTTTGTGAATACCGAAACGAGTCTATGGCTTAAAGAATTAGTCCAATCCCCTTTAATTTATATGATTATCGGGGGGCAATTCGTAGCGGTCAACATTTTAACAACTGAATATCAGGCGAAATCTACCTATAAAGAAAAACTTTTCAATGTAACTATGGAAGTTGAGTTAAGTGCTGACACTAAAAGACAAAGACTATGAGGAATGAATTGATAATAGGTGGTTACTCAATAGATACGATTGAGGACTTAGACATAAACATAACTAAGGAAGTTTACAACATTGATGATCCGTCCAAAAGACAATCAGACTTTAGTAAGTCAGTCGACATACCTGGCAGCAAGGCAAATGACTTTGTTTTTAAATCTTTATTTGATGTATCCTTTTCAATTAGGAATACCGACCAACTTAACCCTGACTTCAATCCAAGTAAGAAGGCAACTTGTATTTACTATCAAGATACGCTACAACAAATAAGTGGATATTGTCAACTGAATGAGATTAAGATATTAAACAATGACCAAGTAACTTACTCAATAACTATCTACGGGAAGAACATTGATATATTTTCAAAGTTAACTGACAAGACTCTTAACGACCTGACTACTTTAGGAACGGCAACATGGGATGATACTGAGATAGTAAATTCATGGACTGCGACATTTGATCCCGTTATAAAACTAACTTACCCTATGGTTGATGTAGGTTTAGATAAGTACGGATTCAACGGTGATGCTTCTTATGTCATTAGTCATAATTACAATAGCTTTAAACCTTTTATTTATGTAGGTCATATTATTGATGCAATATTTAATGAGGCAGGAGTTCCTTTAGAGGTTGCGACTTTCTTTGGCACTCCACAATTTCAAAAGTTAATCCTGCAATGTGATGTCACTAAGTTTCAACAAGACCAAACTTTAATAGACAATACCTTAGTTACTGCTTCAAGAAATGCAACTCAAACAATAACACCAGTTGCGACAAGTAGCAGTAATGACTTATCGGCAATTTGGGCAAAGCAAATACAATGGAATATAGAAACGTTAGACGTAAGTAATCAATTCGATACCACTACGGGAACTTTCACAATGATTGATTATGCCTTTACTAACTTTGAGGTAAATTTTACGGGCAATATAACAAAGGTAAACGCAACGGCAGGGACTCAGTATTTTTATGCAATTAGGAAACGTGGCTCAGCTTATAAACTAATAGGATATGATAGTACTTTAGTTAGTGGAGCAGGAGTACAAATTTGTGACTTTGTTATTAATGTAGATTCAGCCGATTTAATTACGGGTGATGAGGTTCGTATTTGTATGGGTGGTTTTATGGTAGGGGGGACTTTTGATAATACTCAGGTTACAAATTACATTATAAATAGTTCAGGCAACTCATTTAGACAATACCAAGATGGGCAAATCAACTATGGTCAATCCTTTGACATAGCGAGAACACTCCCTAACATGAAGCAAACTGACTTCTTAATGGGAATTATTAAGATGTTCAATCTTTACATGAGTCCAATTTACGAAACGGGTGTAGTTATTGAACCGAGAGATACCTATTATACTGATGATATAGTTGATTGGACTGACTTGTTAGATACTTCAAAAGACTTTACTATAAAGCCACAAGGACTATTAGAAAATAAAGAATTAGTATTCACCTATACTGAAAACGGGGATGACCTAAATAAAACATTTAAACAATCAACATCTTTTAATTTTGGATATAGGGATTTAATCTTTGATAATGAATTTGTAAAGGATGTTAAGAAAGTTGAAATACCTTTTTGTTTAATACCCTTAGATACGGATGACGATAAGAATACAGTCATGCGCACCATCTTTGATGGGATGACTATGGAGAAAAGTCCTAAACCTATCATTGCTTATTTTGGGGGAATGAAGTCAGGCAAGTTAAGGTATTGGAATTACAACAATACAACGGCTACCGATTATACTACTTATCCGTACGCAGGACACATCGACGATTTAACCGCACCGAACTATGACCTTGCCTTTGATGTTCAAGACTTTTATTTTTATGTAACGCCTCAAAGTTCTGGAGTTACCACAACGGATAACAACCTATACAACCAATTCCACAAATCACAATGGGAACAAATAGGCAATAAGGATTCAAAGTTAGTTGAAGCATGGTTTAAGTTAAGACCAAATGACATTGCTAATTTAGACTTTCGTAAAACATATTGGGTTAAAGATAATGCTTATAGACTTTTAACCGTTCAAGATTACAACCCTAACGGAGATACTACAACCTTATGTAAACTTTTAAAATTCGCTTATCAAGATGCGTTTAGCCCGACTATTGTAACGAGTAACGGAGGCAACGGTCAAGGCGAAAAGGACGGAGGGTATAACACTAATGGCAATGTAATTAAAAAAGGCATCTTAGCAACGGGCGGAACGGTTTTAAACGATAACACAAACGGAATAGTAGTAACGGGTAACGGCAATAATTTAGGAGGGGATAACGCTAATGTTTTAATACAAGGGGATAATAACGTAATACTTCCAGGTATCACTGATGTTGTTTTAATCAATACAAGTGGGCTTACAATAGCTGAGAGTGGAGTTCAATACATTGATAATATCAAATTTGACCTTTCAACTACAACTAATAACCATGTTTTAACTTACAAAAGTGCTGACAATACGGCTAAATGGGTTGCGCCAAGTGGTGGGGGCGGTGGTAGTGGTGGAAT